GCCTTAACCTTTTCTATAGGAGATGCCGCCACAGCAGCAAAACCCGCAACTACATTTTCAAAAATATCTCGTGGAATAGACGCAAACTCGTCCGCGATGATATCATTTGCTCTCTGGCCACGAATTTTACTTCCATCGCCCAGAGGGAGACAGGTGATGGTGCTATCCCCAATATGCATAACGCAGCGATCCACATCTCGACGTGGCCCACTATTGGTCCCACATAAATCCCGAAGAACCGGAGCGTTCTTCCAGATGGTGTCCATGTACTCAAACAGAACCTTAGATTGCCGAAAAGCCGCACCCACAACAATAATCTTACGTCGTGGCATAAACAGGGCTCTTAAAAGAGGATATACCGACAACATGAACGATTTGCCCATACCACGACTACCGATCAACATAGGAAATTTTCTATTCCATAGCTCATAAAGAAGAAGCGATTGAAATGGAGATAGTTCTATGTTTAGAATATGCTTACAGGCAAAAGAAAAATACTCAGGCCGCATCATCAACCAAGCTATTCTTTCTAGAAGCTGATCCTTATTGGCTCCGTCCATGACAAAGTCCATAGGGTTGAATAATTGAGATTCATCAACCTCTATCCCAAGCCAAGCGTCCTCTATTTTGTTGACATTATCAATCATTTTTGGTTGTTAATTATTACAGGTTTCTCTATAAGAGTTGGAAATTTAATAGAATCTTTACTAAAATTCTTTTTATCTTCACTTTCTTTGGACTTTGCTCCCTCAACAGGAAGTTTTATAATCTCTGACAGGGATGGAACTTCTTTGTCTTCGTCAATCGCCCATACTATTTCTTGTTCCGCTGCCCACTCTCTCATTCGTCGTACAGGAACTACCAAGTTAAATGTCTCACCCGCCCCACGAACCAGCATCCCCATATATTGTCCAGCCTTGTCGCCAGATCGCTCAGAGAGAAACACACCGCCCCCACTACTGCCCGGAAATGCCGTCACAGTAGTTTGGTCAAACACGGTGCCGTCCCCTGTGCCGAGGCTGAGAACCCTTCCTACTTGAGAAACAATACCACGGGTCATGGAGTTGGAACCTTGCTGTCCCAGCAATGAACCCACATGATATAATTCAGTACCAATAGCAACAGGCTTTCCATCGCCATTATAGAAAGTAGCATTGTTGTCAATAAAACTACGTTTCCTGACCATTAGCAATGCCAAGTCTTCACCATCATCGGCATCACTATATTTAATAACTTTGGCATCCATTTTTAGTTCGCCAACACGCCGCCCATTTTCTATTAACTCTTTGACAATTTGGGCGTCTTTGAATTCCACTATTTTTCTGGGTTGGCCGTCTACTATAACACTCCTAACTGATCGGAGATTATCTATTACATGGCCAGCGGTCCAAACAAAATTAATCTTCTCTATCTTGTTTCCTTCTGTTTTTACTTCTCTAGTAATAATAACTCCAGAGCCTTCACTGAGTCCAGATTTAACAGTGACGGAAATCTCCTGAAGTTTCTTATAGAGTTCTTCTCCTGCAAAAGCCTGCGTGGCAAACGCAAAAACCATTAGAAAAGCTAATGTTATTTTCTTAAACATGTTATCTTCCTTTTTGTGTGTTGTATGTTTTGAAGAAATGTAGTCCTATTATCAAGATTCCTTTCCGAATATCATGCTCTTGGCCTTCGCATTTCTCGGATCATCAAAGAAGCCAACCAAAGATGTGGCTAAACGTGATACGATTTTTTCCTCTCCCTCATTACTTAAATATAATAGATGCCACGAGGCATGTAATATCTCGTGTAACAATGTGTCTCTTATCACAGAACCGGCAACACCACAATAGATTCTAATTTTTTTTTGGTCGTTACAGCAGTCCCCATATGCTTCTCGCTCTTTAAACAGTCTTTCAGACATAGCCTCTATGATGTATTCATGACCTAGTACATAAACGTTAGAAGGTAGTATCTTGGCTTGGGCCATCTTTATCCCTCATGTGAAACAACTCATTTAAACGCTTGAAAATACTATCGCACACCAGAAAGGCGTTACCCTTGTTGCCACAAAATATGATCTTTGTATCGTACCATATCTGAAACTCCATAAGGCACTTTAGCAAATATTTGCCAGTAATTCGCACGCTCGACCTTGCTTGTCGCGGCACCCTTGATCCCTCTGGAAATTTTAGGACATCCTCCATGCTAAATTCACACACAATGAACGAAAACTCATAATCTCTCATTCGCTCTATTTCAGCCTGAAAAGCCTTTTTCTTCCTGCCTAAATTCATGGCTATTTCGGAAGCACAGGCCTTACGCTCTACGCATACTACATCTTCGAACCCCTTAATGGTGTAATCGCCGGTATGCAAGGTCCCTACTTCCATACCCGCACACCGATTATATTCAGAAAAAAACCATCCGTCTTTTTCTCTCGTGTCTTTGATTACAGTATACTTTTTTGACATTGGTTTTTGTCAAGTGCCGTTGGGATAATGGGGCTCATGCGGAGCCGCTGGTACAGGTGCTGGCTTTGCCGCTGGCGCTGGTTTTGCCTTGGGCTCCGGAGCCGAAACCGCTTTACGACTTTTTTTTGTTTTATCAGGCTTGCTCATGATTGGTCTTTCTTTTCTCGGGGTTTTGGATATTTGTTTTATTAATAGCCCTTGTTGGGGGGCGCGGGAGTCGGCTCAGGGGCCGGTTCGGGAGCCGCTTCGGGAGCCGCTTCAGGGACTGCTTCAGGAGCCGGAGCCGTGTCGTCTTCAGGCTTGTCTTTAAAAAATTTTGACATTTACTTATTCCTTTTTAATAGGGCCACAAGATAGGTAATATAGTGATTTTCTTTGCCTGTGATGCTGTCATGGCAAACCTTGCATAAGGTTATACCGTTGTCAATATCGTATCTCAGGGAAGCCGCAGAAGACCATTTCATTATATGATGAACCGCCAATCTGGCGCGCTTCCCCCTCTTTTTACACATTTGACAGGTAAACTTGTCTCTTTTAAGGACCTCGGTCCTAAATCGCTTGTAGGCCGGATCTTTGTAGTTTCGTCGCATTTATGTCGCTTTCTACCATTCTTTCTACCAGTGATTCAAAGGAAACGCTTATATTCCAGCCCAAAACACGCTTTGCCTTATCAGGACACCCCAATAGGTAATCAACCTCGGATGGACGATAAAACTTTGGATCTATACCCACATATTCACCCCAAGCGGGAATACCTACGCAATTGAAGGCCACATCCAAGAACTCTCTTACAGAATACGTTTCACCTGTCGCAACGACATAATCGTCGGGGATGTCGTGCTGTAACATTAGCCACATAGCATTTACATAATCCTCAGCATGACCCCAGTCCCGCTTAGCGTCTAGGTTACCCAGCTTCAGCTTGGGAAATCGAATATCTCCCCCTCCTATGCGTATATTGTCCTCGTCGGTTATCAAGCCACTTGGGGCCACGTCATGCCTTTCCATCCACTCCACAAATTCTCCAACCCATTTGGTAATTTTGCGCGTTACAAACTTTTCGCCCCTTCTCTCACTCTCATGATTGAACAATATGCCACTACAACCAAAAATGCCGTAGGCATCCCTGTAGTTGCGTACCAAGTGATGTGCCGCAAGTTTTGCAATAGCATATGGAGACTGGGGAGCAAGTGCCGTATCCTCGTCTTGATAATTAATCTCTAGTACGCTAGATTGCACGGCTAGAGGTTCCGAATTATATTGATCAATTTCCCTTGTGTCATAATTCTTACCAAACATTTCACTAGAACTGGCCTGATAAAACTTAATCTCGTCTTTTCTGCCAGAATATCGGATGGCTTCAAGAATATTAAGACATCCACCCGCCGTTACGTCCCACGTTAGGGAGGGTTGATTGAAAGAAGTGCCCACATGTGATTGCGCAGCCAGATTGTAGACCTCATCTGGTGACTCGGTATTCACAATGTTGCTCACACTAAAGGCGTCCGTAATATCGCCCTCAACAATTTTAATTTTGGGCAAAATATGATTGATTCTCGAAAGAGTATCCACACTCACCCGTCTCGTCACACCCACGACCTCATAGCCCTTCTCTAGAAGAAGCTCCGCGAGATAACTGCCGTCTTGTCCCGTGATCCCAAAAATAATTGCCTTCATAAAATTCCTACTCCTTAGTCGTTTCCGGTGTTAAAAAGGGCTGATCTACCTGCCCATCGTTATATTCCATATAGTCTGACAACCGTTCTTTCTCCTTTTCCATTGCGAGTCGCATTTTTTCCATTTCGATACCGATTTCGGTGCGATACGCAGGATCTGTTGCAATTTGTTTCACGAGCGATGCGAATGTTAATTTAGAATCTTCAATAGCTTTGACACGTTGCTCCCTAGTGCCCTTTAGATCTTTCAGCATCGTCGCCTTACGCGCTTGGAGGTCTTTGTAGTCTTTGGATAGGGTTTCCTGTGAGGCTCTCAGAATGGCCACCTGACGCTCCAGATTGATAATTAAGTCCATGTCTCGTTGATCCTTGTCGCGCGCCTTTTCATCCCGCGTCAATCTATCAGCCAACGCTATCTCCTCTTGACTGCTTCGCTGCGATTTAAGAATTCGATTCATGAGTATTTCGAGCTTGATCGTGTCGATGATCTGCATTTCTTCCGTGTGAAACACATCATCCTTGAATTGGCTCCACATTTTTTTGAAATGGAACTCAAACAATTCCAACTCCTCAGAAGAGAATTGCTTTGACAGTTCCCGATAGTATGGTTTTCCCTTTAATTCATTAGCAACAATCGCTTCTTTTTTTTGCGTGGCCGAGAAGCCTATATTTTTGCTTATCCAGTCCCTAACTGAGTCTGGGTCACGATCTAGTTTCTCTCCAATCTGTGGAGGAGAAAGAACCTCGGCGTTCGCCTCGATAAAAGCCATTTCCTTGGTGGAGAATCTACCCTTTTTCATCATCATACTCCCCGTTTATAATTTGTTCTATGACTCTAATGATATTGGCCTTGCGGCCTTTTGGCAGGAAAGCGTTAGTGCGGAGTTTTAGATAGTCGCGGCGCAGGTCGGGGGGCAGCTTTTCATCAATGGTGTCGAGGGTTTCTGCTATCTGGGCATCGTTGCTGATGTCGTCCTGTGTGCAGACGCTATAGAGGGCGGCAATGTCCATGGGTTCGAGGATGCTTTTTTTACAATCCTGTATCTTCTGGGCGTTACCATAATCAAATCTATAGTAGTTGTCGCGCTTAAAATTCTTTAGGCGGTTATTGATGTGGGCGTATAGGAAGTTTTCGAGGGGCTTTGTGGGGTCATATCTGTCGAGGGCCTCTACACCCATCATGAAGGCTTCCTGTTCTATGTCTTCAACCTCGTATGAGGCAAAAACATATTTAGGGGCCAGCTTGTGGGCGACTCTCGTGATAGTATCAACAACTTCCTGTTCATTTAGGCTCTTTGGAATTTTCATGTAGGGCGGCTTTTTCCTTTTCTGCGTTGGCTAGAATTTCTTCTAGGGTGGTTTCGTCCTCTGGGTCGGGAATGTCCTGTTCCAAGATATCTGCCACCTCTTTGCTCAGCTCCGCGCTACTTTTGATATGCAACTCCATTTCCACATTCTTTGCTTCTTTTTTAGACATAGTGCCTCCCGGTTATTTTACAGTGTCCACATGTTATCTGTCCTATTTGTATCATACGACACAGTTATATACACCCAAAGGAGCATATGGGGGGGCTATTTGGGTCTATCAGGGGGCAGTCTGATACTATTGGCTAAGACATATATAAATATTTTAAGTCAATTTTGTTCAAACCACCCTGCAATTTTCATACCAGTAAACACAAAAGTAAAATGAATAAAAAACCCCGGTGGCACAATATTTGCACTGAAAAATGACCCAAGGGCACATTCTACATGAGCATACCTAACTACTGATTACAAAAGGACTTATGGAACATGGTCCCCCCCGGCATGACGTAAGTCGTTTCATACCAATGGGTTACGTCTAACATATAATTA